CCATTGGGGTGATATGTATATGGGTGAACAGATTACTTGTACAGGACGACAATACCTTCGTCAGATGTTACGTTTTTTTATGAAACGAGGTTACACCCCACTTGTATGTGATACGGATGGTATGAACTTCTCATTACCTGAAGGTGGTGTGGACGATAGAAGATATATCGGTAAGGGTAAGAATTGGTTGGTTAAAGAAGGTAAAGAATATAAAGGTTACGACGCTGATGTTGCGGAGTTTAACGATATGTTTATGAAAGGTGCGATGGGACTTGATTGTGATGGAACTTGGAAATCTTGTATGAACATCGCTCGTAAGAACTACGCAACGATGGAACACAATGGTAAAATTAAACTTACGGGTAATTCAATCAAGAGTAAGAAACTACCACTTTATATTGAGGATTTTTTGGATAAGGGAATTAAGATGTTGTTAGAAGGTGATGGACAATCATTTGTTGAGTGGTATTATGAGTACTTAGAAGTAATCTTTAACCAACAAATTCCATTAATGAAGATAGCTCAAAGAGCAAAAGTTAAATTATCTATTGACGATTATAACAAACGTTCAAAGGAAAAAACCAAAGCGGGAAATGAAATGTCTCGTATGGCTCATATGGAATTAGCAATGAGAGATGGAATTGCAGTTAGTTTAGGGGATGTGATATTCTATGTAAATAATGGGGTTAAAGCATCACACGGAGATGTTCAAAAGGTTAATAAACCTAAAAAAGGGTGGTCACAATCTGATTTGGATAATATGATGGAAGGATATGGTAAAATACCTCGTGAAATGGTTGAATCGTATGTAAAACTTAATTGTTATCGTCTTAACCCATCTGAATTGGAGTCAAATCCTAATATGACAGGTGAATATAATGTGGCGAGAGCGGTTGTTACGTTCAATAAGAGAATTGAACCATTGTTGATTGTATTTGGTGAAGAAGTTAGAAATAATTTAATTGTTACTGACCCTAAAGACAGAGGTTTGTTTACTAAAGACCAATGTAAATTGATTAATGGTGTTCCTTTTGAACCCGCCGACCAAGATAGTATTGAGGATTTATTAACTATTACAGAACAAGAAAAGATATATTGGGAAAAACGAGGTGTTGACCCTGAATACATTTATGAACTTGCTGAAGAAGGGTGGGAAGAAATGGTGTAATATTAATCTTTTACACCATCAGATGAAATAATGTACCATGTGTTGAAAACAAAACATAATTCAACACTGGCACCTTTTCCTATAACCATATCGTCGTATTCCCTATCGATTTTGTACATATCAGGTACAATTTTGGTTTCAGTTAAAGCTTTAATAATTACATGGTCACATAGATTAGAATTTAATCTAATTAAAACTTGGTCGGAATCTGCGGTTATAACTAAAAACTCACCACTAGGTGTGTATTCAGGTTCGCTAGTTATTACTTTTGTTGATACTAATTTCTCAACTCCGTTAATTATTCTCTTTTCAGGTTGTGTTTTTAAAGTTCCCATAAATTAAATTACATATATTTGTCTTGGGAAAGCTCTAAACTTCATTTGTTTGTTTAAATTTTCAGCAGTTAATGCTTCCCTTTCCATTACTTTGTCAGGTTTTAATCTTGTTAAAATACCTTCAGCACCAATTAATTCTTCAATTAATTTTAATTTTTCATCTTTCCCTTCAGTGGCTAAAGAAGTATAGTCCATTGTCAATTCAGAGTCAGGTGTTTTTAAGTTACCTGAATATTTTCCTCTAACTTTTGATAAAGTTTCTTTACAACTAGCAATAAAATATCTTCTAACCCATTGTTTTGCGGGATTATTTAAATCCACCCAAGACATGTCATCCTGAGGAACATCTGATGGTAATCTAATTATGTCTGGGTTTTGTTTAAGACATTTATCTCTATCGGCTGGACCGACATCATAATACCAATACCATACTTTACCTCTCATTAAGGTTGCGTTACCAAAATCAAATTTACCTCCAGGAGTTTGCATTAAATGTACCGCCTTTTTACCTTCAGGTAAAGCTGTTATTCTATAAGTTAAATCACCTGCAATAATTCTTCTTTGAATATTAATTTCTTGCATTCTTAATAACATATCAAATGCCGGCATCATAAAATATGAACCCGAATATCCCATTTGAGAATACCCACCAGGTCCACCTAAACCAACACCACCTAAGGCTCCAAAACTCCATGGGTCAAATAACATATTAGTTAATTCGGCCGGTGTAAACCAAAGTAATTCATTAATTTCTCGATTTGCGGGAATTTCATAAATTTGTTGTCCAGGAGATAACTGTATATAATCTTTTTTTAATACATCATCCCCACCCGCTTGTAAACCAACAATTTTAGAATATGCATATGAATATCTTTGTTCTAAATTAAAATCTTTAGTAATAAATGCTCTTGATAATGATTGGGTGTCTAAGTTTAATCCCCATAATTGAGCCCATTGAGACTCAATTAAAAAATTTTGTACGTATTGTGAATAATCACCTATTGAAAATTCTAATAGGGTGTCCATTTGTTCATCCTCAAGTTCTATAGAACGTAAGGGTGCTCCAAGTACGTGACGTACTTTAGTATATAAATCACTTCTTTGAGGTTCTGCGATTACTGCCATAGTTTTTATTTATAAATATCAATCTGACTTTTTAGTTTTAGATAAATAAAGTTCATTTATAAACTTCCAATTAATAGCGTCCCAAAAATTTATAATATATTCATCTCTTTTGTTTTGGTATTTTAGATAATATGCATGTTCCCATAAATCTAACCCTAATATTGGGAATCCACCTCTGTCAAATATATTCATTAGTGGATTGTCTTGATTTTGAGTAGACATTACTTTTAACTTACCACTTTTTGTAACTACTAACCAAACCCACCCTGAACCAAATCTGTTTTTTGCAACAGATTCAAATCTTTCTTTGAATTCTCTATATGAACCAAAATCTTTTTTTATTTTTTCTAAAATCTCACCGAATGGTTTTTGAGGTGTTGGAGATAACATCTTCCAAAATAATGCGTGGTTAAACGCCCCACCAGCATTATTTCTGATTATTGTATTGTATTTTGAAATTTGTCTAACAATTTTTTCTAGCTCAACGTCCCCGTAATCTTTTTTTCTTAATGCTGAATTTAATTTTTTTACGTAACCTTTGTAGTGTTTTTGATAATGGAACTTCATAGTTTCAGGGTCAATAAATCTACGTAATGACGCATATCCATAAGGTAACTTATCAATACCTATGGTTTTCATTTCATTTATAAAATATTTTGTTTCAGGTAAGACAATCTCACCTGTTATTTTTTTCTGTAAAGATTCTGATAATAAATTTAATGATTTCATCAATAATAAATACTTACTTATTATTGATTTCGTTAAGTATTTGTTCAACAATATCTGAGGATGTCCCATCGTCACCCATTACAGTCCCTATTATTTTTTTCTTACTATCTAATATATCGTAGATTACCCCTTCAATTGTGTTTTCAAAAATTGGGTAATAAACTGATACTGAATTTTTTTGTCCATATCGGTAAGCTCTATCTTCCGCTTGTGAGTGGTCTGCGGGTACAAAAGACAAGTCATTCATAATCACTGCCTCAGCAGCAGTTAAAGTTAAACCAACCCCCGCAGCTTTCATATTACCACAAAAAACTTGGATTTTCTCACTCTCTTGGAATTTATCCACAGCATCCTGTCTTGCAGGTTTTGTAGTTGACCCATCCAAGTACACTGATTTTTTACCAAAATGTTCATGTATTTTTTTTAAAGGCTCTGTAAAATTACTAAAAATTATGACTTTTTTACCTTGTTCTAAAATATTTTCAGCCAACTCAATTGTTGTGGATATTTTTTCTTCGGCAATAACTTGTCTTACTTTCATTAATTTTGTAAATTGTATTGAAAGTGATTTAGATTCTTCTTGTCTATTATTATACCAGTCATAATACTCACCCATTAACCCTTCATAAAATTTTGATTTTAATCTTAGATAAACGGGAGTCATAATTTTTTCAGGTAAATCTAAAACATCAGTTTTTAACCTTCTTAAAATTTGACGAGAAGTTCTCTCTCTAAGTTCTTCTAAATTTGAAGCCCCTGTAACATTCCAAAC